ATCATCATGGTGCGCGCGCCTTCCGCCAGCACTTCTCGCGGCCCGGTTTCGCCCCAGTCGCGGCTGTAGGGCGGGATTGGGAACGGTTCAGGGCCGACGACCTCGCGCCAGACGCCCCGGGCGAGTCCGAGGCAATCGCAGCCGACACCGCGCAGACTGGCCTGGTCTTGGTACGGCGTGCCCAGCCAGGACCGTGCGATGGCGATGACGCGCGCGGGGTCAGCCAATGCGAGGGGTTGCGTCATAGGACGCCTCCCTCGTGGCCACCATCTTTGGTGGCGTAGCGCAGCACGGCATCCTGGCCGGGGATATGCGGGAAGCCCCTGAAGTTGGCGGTGTTGGCGAACTTCGCCCCGCAGGTCTCCATGCGCTTGTCGCAGCCTGCGCGGATGGTGAAGGCGTCGCCCTCGGCAATGGCGCGCACCGGCGCTTCGAGCAGGGTCAGGATCGCGATGCCGTCGGTCACGTCGTGGCCTAGAACTTCCGCGCGACGCCCAGCGTTCGCACCGCTGGACCAATCGATGGTGCCAAACGTGAACCAGCCGGAGGTGAAGCCGCTGAGCCCCGAGGCGGTGAAGGCCCGATCCCGCAGCAGGTCGATCACGGTGCCCGTCCCCTTGTACGCGGGGTCCTCCAGATCGACGCCGCATCGCGGATCCCCGAGCGCCGCGTCGCAGGCCGCCTGAAAAGTCCGCCCGACCGTCTGACCGAGCACGTGGGCGAGCGAGCGCACCTCGGCCACGAAGGCGAGCCGCCCGCGCCTGATCTGGCCGATGGCGCCGCGCCGCATCAGCACGCGCTGGACGGTGTCGGCCCAGTTCACGCGCCAGACCTCGACCTCGGCACTGTCCCAGCGGCCTTCGAGGATGTCGGTCTCGGTGATCCGGTCGGAGGTCAGCACCCCCTCGGCGTCCTGCGCATCCACCGACAGGTCCGAGACCGAGCGAACCTCGGACGCCGTCAGCCCGCTTTCGATCTCGAAGTCGGTGCCGTCAAACGTCAGCGCCCGGTCGTGATCGGTGAAGCCGAAGGTGACGCCGTCGGTCCGCGTGATGCGCCAGCACCAGGCGAGCGTCGTCGTGCCCTCGTCGAGATGGGCCTGCAGGGCGGGATCGAGCGATTTCATCGCCGGATCGCCAGAAGCGGGATGGAGGTGATTAAACCGAGCCGCTCAATATCGAGCGTCACGTCGAGCGTGTCGGTGTCGAAGCGGACGGGCACGTCGAACTGGAAGCCTGCGGTGATCGCGACGCCCGCCGATGGGGCGGTGTCGTAGGTCACAACGCCGGTGGTCGTGTCGACGGACCACCCACTAATCTGCTCCACGCCATCAAGCGCAACGCGGACCGTGCCTGCCACAGGCTTGGTGATCGTGCGGGTCCAAGTCTGGCTGCCGGAGGCGTAGCGCTTCACCATCTTAAAGGCGGTCGTCGCGCCATCGCCGGTACCGATCGATTGGTCGGTCGGCGTTAGTGTGCCCGAAGGCAGACAGGACCTGTGATCCGCCCAGTCCTTGAACCGGAAGCCGTGGAGGCGTCCGTTGCGCGCTTCGAAGAAGGCGACGGCGGCGGCGAGATCGTCGGCGCGGCGAATGCCATAGGCGACGTCATAGCGGCGGCGTGAGTTGGCCCAGCTCGCGTTGCGCTCCTCGTCGCCCGAGGCGAGCTCGACGATCTGCGTGCGCCGCTCGGGCCCGCCCCGCGCGCCGCGACTGATGTTGTCGGGAAACCGGACCTCGTGGAACGCCATCACATGCCCCTCCGCCCCAGCGAAACGGCCCGGGCGATGTCGGCCGCGACCTGCGTGCGGGACTGCCGGAAGCTCTCGGCGTCACGCGCCATGATGGTGACGTTGACGCCACCACCCGTGCCGTAGCTCTGGGCTTCGCGACGCGAGAGCACCCGCTCGCCGCGTTGCAGGATCGCGGGCACCTCGTCGTGGCGGAGGCCAGCCATGCCGCCGGAATGCATCCGCGGGGCAGCGGCGAAGGCCATGGCCGGGACCATGCGAGACGGACCCGCCGCTCCAACCATCCCGCCCGCGTGCAGGACGTTGGTGAGTAGCGGGGATAGGAAAGGCCCCAGTGGGGCGTTTCCCCCCGCTACGGCGCCAGCACCGGAGAACACGCCGGAGAGCGCGTTGGCGATGGGACCAAGGATGAACCGACGTGCCGCGAGTTTGGCGAGGTCAGCGATCAGCGAGGTCACGAGATCGCGGAAGTTTAGCTTGCCAGTCTTCACGAACTCGCCCACGGCGTTCTCGGCGGACTGGAAGGCACCGACGAGACCCTGGCCGATATCACCGCCGATTTCGCGCGCCTTGCTGGCGTAGTCCGACAACGCTGCAGTGACCGCCTGCCACCCGTTGACCGCCGTCTCGACGTTGGGCCCGGCCGCAGCAGCCGCAGCCCCGGCGGCAGCGCCGGCATCGGTCGCAGCTTGTCCGGCGCCATCGAGCGCAGTCTCGAACCGTTCCGCCGCGGTGGTGGCCTCGGTCAGCGCATCGGTGCCACCCTCGGTGCTGCCCTGCACAGCGTCACGCAGGGCCTGCCAGCTCGCCAGTGGCTCACGCGCACCTTCTGCCAAATCCCGCGCTGCGCTGCGATACGTGTTGGCTGTGGCCAGTGCAGAATTGGCCGCTTGCGTAAGCCCGAGATCGGGAGCCATAAGCGGGTTCTCTTCGAAGGCCCGGTCGAACGCCGTCTGCGCTGCAGTCGTCGCGGCCGTCGCTGCCCCCTCAAACCGGTTCTCGATCTGGCCCAGCTCAAGATCCGGGATAATCGAGATGCGTCGCTCGGAGCCAAGCGCTTCCAGCCCTTGGTTTATCCCGCCGATGAACGTGTTGATCCGCGAGACCACACCATTCAGCATCGCCTCGACGCCGTCGATCAGGCTGTTGGCGGCCTGGAACGCCAGATCGCCGATGGCGGCGGGCAGCAGACCCCAGATCGCCTTGATCGCCTCGTAGGCGCCCTCGAAGGTGTTCGCGGCGGTGTTGCCGAAGCCCACCACGCTCTCGATAGCGCTCTGCATGGCCGATGCGGCGTCGGCATTCAGGTCGAAGAACATCGCCGCGGCGCCCGCGCCCGCCGCAGCGGCGCCCATCTTGATGCGATCCCAGACCTCGACGGCGAGGTCCTTCAGGAGCGACATGGCTTCACCGAAGCCGCCAGCGCCTGAGACAAGGCGCGTGAACTGATAAACTAGCTCGCCCGCACCAACGATCAGCGCGCCGATGCCGGTTCGGATCATCGATCAGCTTCGCGCCGTTTTCCGCCAGCCCGAGATCGTGGCCGGAACATGGAAGGCCGCGCGCACCCACGCCGATGACGTCACCGAAGCCGATGCCCGCTCGGCCCTGCAGCAGCTCGATCCGTTATGGGAAGAACTCTTCCCCGCCGAGCAGGCCCGCATCTTGGGGCTTTTGGTAGAGCGCGTAGAGATTGGCACGGGCGGACTGAGCGTGCGGCTGCGCATCGACGGCCTGAGCGGCCTCGCGCGTGAGGTGCTGGCTGGCAGTATCGGAGAGGCTGCGTAATGGATAAGTCAAGCCACTTTTCGCTTTGGATCGAATGTTTCTCGCCTGTGCAACATTTTCCAGAGCACGTTTACACGGCGCCGTGCAAGCGCGATGAGAGCCTGGGTGTGATGTTTCCCTTCGGAACGCTTGCGGTCGTAGAATGCTTTGGAAAGCGGATCTTTTGTGGAGACCGCGCAGAAAGCACTCTGATAAAAGACACGCTTGAGTGCCTTGTCCCCACCATAGGCGCGCCGCCAGCCCGAACGGTTTCCGGACTGGCGTTGGACGGGTGCAAGACCAGCGGCGCAAGCGAGTGCGTCTGCCGAGGTGAAGCGCCGCATGTCGCCAACCGCAGCGAGGAACTCTGCCGTCAGTATCGTCCCCATCCCTGGCAGCGAGCGGATGAGGGCGTCATCAGGGTGGCTTGCAAGCAGTTTTTCCAGATCGCGCTCAATCGCAATGATCTTCTGACGCGCCTCAAGGGCTTCCCCTGCCAGTTCGCGGATCAACTCAGAGGTTGCCATCGCGCCCGGAACCGTGATGCGTTGTGCTTTGGCAATCCCAACAGCGCGTGCTGCCAAGGCTTCGCATCCATGCAGATGCGGTGTTCTCCGCAGATGCGCCGCAATCCGGGCTTTTCCCGCGCGCCTGATCTCGGTTGGTGTCACGTACCGGGTGAGCAGTGTAAG